CACTGCAGTAACAGTCCCAGTTGCCATTCATATTGGTCAAAATGGGTCTAATGTTGCTGTGCCTGTTGGGGTTGCCTTGAAGGCAGTAAATTTTCAGTAGCTTGGGGTCCGACAGATCACGACGTAGTGGAGATTCAGCGGTACTTTCCAGTATGGGGGAAACCCCGTGTTGATGGTGCCATTGCCTACGTTGGTGGTGCGGACTCTTTGTATGTGGCTAATCTGTCTACGGACGTACCCTATGAGTTCGTGAAAGAACTCGGTTATGATCCTGATTCATTTTTGCCCATGCAATTTGAGAAGGAGTTTTATCAAAGAGACGCTGCGAAATATCAGCGTGCCGATACCCCGTATCCCTTCAGTGATGTTGAGGATTTAGAGGATGACGTGATGAATTATTTTTCAGAAGTACTGGGAACTTGCTCGCCCATGGGACAATGGGCGGATGTTGTTGGGGATTTCTCCCCCGACTCTGCGACAGGTAGGAAATTCCAGCCACATGGTGTTAATAAGGGTCTCATTGTAGATGAGTTCCTTAACGCATATGGTCGGTCGAGTCTGGAGGACACTGCATTATATGAGTGTTTCCAGTCTTATGAATTGGGTTGTTCAGCGTTTACATATGCCACTATATCTCCAAAGATGGAGCTGTTGCCGGCTGTTAAGGTTGAGCGAGGTAAGGTCCGTTCGTTTCAGTGTATGGCCTTGGATCATTATGTTTGGTGTCTCATTCTTTTTAAGAATGTTCATGACATGCTAGCATCTTGGTTCACGGAAAACCTGAAGCTTATGCGCCAACTTGCTTTTCCTATTTACCCAGTAATGGGGGCTTCGGCACAGCATCGTATATACAACAATGTGCTACATTCTAGTTTCACTGAGTCTTTGGACGTCGGTGGATGGGATGGGTCATTGCCGTCTTGGGTGATTTGGATGGCGGGTCTGGTAATTTTTAGGTGTTTGCACCCAAAGTTCCAGACCCCGGAGAATTATGTTCGCTGGTTCAATATCTTTAATGCTTTA